TTATTTTCTAAATCGTTGAATGAGTGAGTATGTTCTTTTGAAGCATATTTATCATCATGGTTATGTTCAGCTGGAGTGAAAGTTTCTGGAATACCAGTTTCAGTCTTGGTTTAATACCGGAATGGAAAAGGATTATTCTCATACCGTACGTTTTCAGTGGATGTTCGGGACGAAAGCGATTCAACGTTGGAAGAAATTCACACCGGACTTCAATACTTATCTTGTTCGAAGTCATATAAAAAAGTTAGGCATTTATAAAACTCAAACTTCGGCTACGACGAAGATTCCAGAGTTAATCCTACGAGTACGTCCGGCGGAAGAAGCCCTGAAAAGAGAGTATTTTAATACCCGGCGTGGATATGCTTGGTGTATAGCTGGAACGACGCTTTATCATCATCGTTCACCGCTGTGCGCTCGTTGCAATTTTAAACAGGATTGCAAGAAATTACTTAAACAAGAATTACCAAAAGTTTACATAAAAAGAGGATATGGCGAGAAATAATGCTTTAGCAAGTAATTACATAACTGAATTGTTTGCCGCTGCATTCCGTCGTAGAGGAATATTTGATACTGTTCGTCAGTACCTCAAGTTTTCTTTTCTACAGACGGAAGCGGAAAAACAACTTTGGCAATATTGCGTTAAACAACACGACCGAACCGGGAAAATTCCTACGTTAGGTCAGCTTCAACAACAATTTGTAGAATCGGAGAAGGTTCTTGACCTTTTGGAAGAAATCGGTGACGTAGAGTTTGCAGATGATGAGAACTTCGAAGAGGGCTTGATGGAGACGTTTGAGACGTTTATACGCAAAATGAAGTTTTTGGAAGCTAATGATAAGATTGTCGATATATACAACCGAGGGGAGAAAGATAAGGCTTGGGACACGTTCGTTCAGTACGCTGAAGATTTTGGGAAATTCTCTATCTTAAAACCCAAATTTGAAACCGTCTTTGAGGACTTCCCAGAACGACAAGCCCGGCGAAGGTCTGAAGATTGGAATTTTCGCTTTAAAGTTCCAACCGGAATAGATGAACTTGATTATCGTTTAGGAGGTGATTACGGTGGCCCAGAATCCGGGGAGTGCGTTCTTTGGTTGGGAGATTCAGGGGCTGGTAAGAGCCAGTGTTTATCTCATTTAGGAATTGCTGCCGCTCGTCAAGGCTTCCGGGTAGCTCATTTTCAGTTAGAGGGAACTCGTGAACAGTGCCTTAATCGTTACGACGCTGGATGGACGGGAACTCTTTACCAAGACGTGAAGTTGGGAAATATCCCGGATAAGAAAATGGCAGTCACCGACCGTATTATCAAGAAGTTGAAAAAGTCCGACATTATAGTTTCTTCTGAAGAAAAGTGGGGAGGAAAGACGCTGGTTGATATACGAAGAGAGTTGAAGGAAATGGAGAAGATATACGGCAAAATTTCCGTTATCATTATTGACTACCTTGAACTTGTTGAAGTAGGCGATGGAATCCTTTACAGTCCCCATGATGAACGTTTCCGACAAGCGAAGCTGGCGAAGGGTATGAAAGCCTTAGCAATGGAATTTAATGCCGTCGTTCATACCGCTACTCAAAGTAGTAGTATTCCAGAGGAAATGAAGAATGACCCTGATTTCGTCATTACTCGTGCCCAGTTGTCGGAAGATAAAGGAAAGATTCGACCGTTTGATATATTCGTTACGATTAACCAAACCCGTGATGAAATGAAGGAAGAGACGATGAGACTTCATACAGATAAGTTGAGAGATTATAAGGGAGGTGACCCAATACATATTTGTAATAATTTCGCTTATTCTCGTTTCTACGACCGTATTCGCACTTTAAATACGAATTTTGACGAAGAAAATGAATGAGGACATTTAAGTGTAATTGTCAAGTATTAGTAGTTAAAAATATAACAAATAATTATGAAACCAATAGGATTTGTGTATTTAACTACTAATATTGTCAATGGTAAGATATACGTTGGACAACATGAAATAAAAGGAAATAAATTTGCCGATGATTATATAGGTTCGGGAGGTACTCATTTTAGAAATGCTGTAAAGAAGTATGGTAGAGAAAACTTCAAACGAAAGATATTGAAATTATGTTATACGGTTAATCAATTAAATGGTTATGAAACTTATTACATAAAGAAACTTAGAGCAACTGACCCGAATATAGGATATAATAAATTGCCTGGCCCTATTAATCTTTTGAATCCTTCCAAACTTCCAGAAGTTTCAAAAATTAAATCTGAAAAGTTATCGGGTTCAAATAATCCTATGTTTGGTAAAAAACATACCGAAGAAACGAAAAGGAAGATGAGTGAGGCTAGAAAGGGGAAACGGGTTGGCAAAAATAATCCTATGTTTGGAAAGGAATCTCCTTTTAAGGGCAAAAGACTTTCAAAAGAAGCTAAATCAATTTTGTCCGAGAAAGCTAAAGAAAGATTTAAAGATAAAACTAAACATCCAAATTATGGGAAAAAGTGGACTGAAGAACAAAAGAAACTACAATCTGAAAAATTGAAGAATTTCTATAAATGGTTATATTCATGAAAAGAAGAACAAAAACAATTGCTGATTCTGATTTAAGAGATTTGCTGATAAATCCTAAATTAAACAGAAGGGGTCATTATATTTGCGATTGTATCTTTTGTGGCAAAGAAGGACATATGTATGTCAATAAAGACACTCAAATGTTCGATTGTAAAAAATGCGGAGAATACGGAAATATCTATAAACTCCTCAAACGTCTAAACAAAACATACCTTCTTGGTGGCGCTACGATAGAAGAACGGGAGGAGATGAAGAGTATTAAGACGTGGATGGAAGAGGCGTCTGTAGGAGACGAAATTACGTTGGAAGAGTTGCCGGAAAGGAAACTACCCGTAGGCTGGCAAGTGTCTCGTAAGAGCACGCCTTATTTGCTAGCACGTGGTATTACTTCTTCCGATTGCGTCCGTTATAATATCGGAGCAACTGACCTTTATCCAAAATATAAGAATTATGTTATCATTCCCATTTACGACGGTGGTAAGGTGAGAGGGTTCCTTGGGAGATACGGAGCGAAGAAGGTTCCAGAGAATCGGTTGAGGTATAATAATAGCGTAGGTACTAATTTCGGTCAACTCCTCTTTGGTTATGACGAGATAGTTCCAGAGCGGACTTATACGGTTATACTCGTGGAGGGGATATTTGATAAAATAGCGGTTGATAAAACTCTTGAGCTTTGGGATATTGAGGAGATAAAGTGCGTATGTACTTTTGGTAAAAAGATAAGTCCAGAACAACGTCAAAAGCTCGTTGCGAAGGGAGTTACAAGAGTTATCCTGTTGTACGACTTCGACGCTTTGAAAGACATAAAAAAGTACGGACTGGAACTTGAGGAGTATTTTCTGACAAGTATTACTTATACAAACAAAAAAGATATTGATGAGTGTACGAGAGAAGAAGCCTTGGAAGTTTTTAATCACCTTCAGCGTCCAAGGGAGTTTAACGAAGGTGTGATTGGAAAATTAAAATAGATATGGAACATACTAAGACAAGAAACCTTTCCGTGGGCGAATATTTTGCTCAATTAGAGAGGGAGTATTTGATGGCTGATTTCAGACGAAAGATATATTATAATCCCAAAGATAAGGCATATTACCAAAGAGTAATGGGATATAAGAAGGAGAAGATACAAAGTATTGCTAAACGCAACCGATTGCTTTGTATCTTCTCTAATGACTCTGTATTGCGTAAAGTTACGAGAGAATTATTTGAAGAAAACGGAAAGCCAAAGTTTGAAATGACGGCTTTGGATAAACAAAATTATTACGCCGTAGGCAATGAATTCTCCTTCCGTGGAGAGATTTGGACGCTTGACCAAGTTAAAGCAGACGGTACACTCACATTGTATTCCCTAGAGAGGGAAGAATACGAAGATGTTAAGATGGAGGAGGTGAGCCGGGTTTTGTAACTATTCATTTCAATTCTATATATTTCCATTTGGGTTTTACTGGGTTTTCCTTTAACAAAGGTTAAATTTTTGGTAAAACCCAAATTTTTTATACAAAAAGTTTTGCCGTTTGGAGAAAACCCAATATCTTTGTACTGTTGATTAAGAATAACAAACTAAAAATACATAAGATTATGAGAAGAGCATATAGAGTTTGTCTTTGGACAATGGAGAATGAATTGTTAGTAACTGTGGATAACGTAAATAAGTCTACTCCACTATCAGCTGCTAGATTTGCAAAGCGTATCCAAAAACAGTTCTTCAGCTAAAAAGACAATGTACGCTGAAGTTTGGAGTGAACGTTCCGGTAGGAAGTCTGGAAAATATCTCGTGCTTTAATGGAGGGAGGAACCGAGATATGTCTCAAAAGATGTCGGAAATATTATATCACCGCTACGAATATTTAGCTAAACGGTACGCCGGGCGGCTATATTCTTACGAACAATTGTCTTTTGAATTTGAAGACTTAGTTCAGGAGTTTAGAATAAAAATATTCACTTCCATAAAAAGTTACGGAAAGCGTTGGCTTAAATACCGGAAGGAAGGATATGCTAAACCAGTACCCTTGAAGTATTATTTAGAAGCCGCTTGTTCCAATAAAATGAGGGATTTTATGAAGTATATTACTAGAGAAAATTACAAGGTTCGAATTGATGAAATTAATTATGATTTTGGTGTTGAGGACGAATCCGAAATTTCTCCAGAGGTTAATCGCTTCATAGTGAATGGCATAGACCTCTTGGAAGGTCTAACTGGTAAGGAGAGGGCGGTTTTCTCGCTTTATCTTCGAGGACATAGCCAAAGAATTTTAAACAAAGTTTATTTCTCCAGTAAACAAGAGAAAGAACAAAAGAAGAAAATTATAGAAAGTGGCGATGAACCGTTTGGCGTGACAGATATTATAGAAATGCAACGTAACTTTTTGATATGCAAATACGGCAACGAGTTACAGCAGTTTCGCAGAACGTACGCAACATATAGTTTTGAAGAAGAATAAAATATACTATTAACAAAAATTGTAAATCATTATGGCAACAAAATTGACCGCCAATGTGGCAAAGAGAGTGAAAAGTTTGGGTATTAAAGGAACAACTGACGAAGAAGTACGCCCAAAACTTCTTGAAATCTTGGAAGAGAATGGAATAGAACAGATGGATGATGAAGACATCACTACTCTGGTTGAAATTGCGGAATCGTTCGTTGATGCTGAAGAGGTAGGTGACGACGAAGAAGCAGAAAATGACGCTCTTGCGGAGGAAGTTGAAGAAGAGGAAGAAGCTAAGAAGCCGGCAAAGAAAGCCGCTGCT